ATTACTCATGCTTTCTTTTATGAAGGAACGGGTAAGATTTTGCCAAAGGTAACGGGTGGGGATGACGCTGCATCTGCTTCATGGGTGGAGATTAACCAAGCAATGGCAAATCCAAAGTTGTTTTTTGAAGATCATTATCATATTTTAAGTTATTTTACATCACATCACAGAACTTATTCTGAGGTTTGATCCCAGGTAGGGAATAAAAATAACAAATTACAGGGAGTATATATTATGGAATTTAATGAAAAAAATCTATTACTAAAAGCTGATAGCTACAAGTATTGTATGTACAATATTTATCCAGAAGGAGCAACATCATTATTCTCTTATTTGGAGAGTCGTGGCGGTGAATATGATCATACTGTGTTTTTTGGACTTCAGTATTATATAAAAAAATATCTTTCCACTCCAATTACCATGAATGATGTTGAGGAAGCTAAACTTTTCACTCAAGAACATGGTGTTGATTTTAATTATGAAGGCTGGTCATATATTGCTAAAGAATTGAAAGGTAAATTACCGATTCGTATTCGATCTGTTTCAGAGGGTATGAAAGTTCCAGTTTCAAATATTCTTGTTTCTGTGGAAAGTACAGATGAAAAATGCTTTTGGCTTGTTAATTGGGTGGAAACTCTTTTACTAAAAGTATGGTATCCAACAACAATATTAACTCAAAATAATTGTTTACGCAATATAATGCTAGAAGCACTAAATAAATCGGCAGATGATGCACAATCAGAGATTGAGTTTAAAATACACTCATTTGGATATCGAGGTGTATCTAGTGAAGAATCTGCTGGAATTGGAGCTGCTGCTGAGTTACTTTGCTCAATGGGTACAGATACTCTTGCTGGTATTATTTTGGCAAATAATTATTACAACTCTGGCATCTGTGGGTTTTCTATCAACGCAAGTGAGCATTCTGTAATTACAAGTTTCTCACGGGAACATGAGGTTGATGCTTATCGTAATATGATTAAAAAACTTGGAAAGCCTGGTAAAATTTTCGCTTGTGTTTGTGATAGTTATAATATTTATGAAGCTATTAAAATGTGGGGAACTACATTAAAACAAGAACTAAAAGATTGTGGTGCAACTCTAGTAATTAGACCGGACTCTATGGAACCTACCGTAATTGTTCCGGAGTGTCTAGCACTTATGGAAAAGTATTGGGGCTCTACTGTTAACTCGAAGGGTTACAAAGTTATTAATGATGTAAAACTTATCCATGGTGATGGTATCAATCCGAAATCTATACCTAAAATCCTAGAGGCAGTTATGGCTGCCGGTTATTCAATCTCTAACATTGCTTTGGGTATGGGTGGTGCGTCGTTAACGGGTACAAGAGACAACGTTATTAATCGGGATACGCAAAAATTCGCTTTTAAAGCAAGTTCAATTGTTGTTTCTGGTCAAAGACGAGAGGTATTTAAAGACCCACTTGGAAGTGATGGTAAGAAATCTAAAAAAGGTCGCCTCGATCTTGTAATGGAAGGTGGTGTGTTTAAGACTGTACTTTTGAATGATAATGAAATTCAAAAAGAAAATTCACTAATGCATACTGTTTATGAAAATGGAATTCTTTTAAACGAAACTTCTTTTGCACAAATTAGAGAGTTAGCGAGACTTACGGATAAATAACACCACTTAGTTATAATGAGTGTAACTTTAGTGATATATACTATGCATGAGTAAAATAACTGAGTTACAAGAAATTGAGATTTTAAAATTATATCAAGATGGCACTTCATTAAGATCTTTGGCTGTATTATATAATATAGATAGAGGGGTGATAAAAAGAAGACTTATTAAGTATGGTGTAAAATTAAGAACATTATCTGAAGCAAATATGATATATTCATTTGATGAGTCTATTTTTAATAAAATAGACTCACATGAAAAAGCTTATTGGCTTGGATTTATTTCAGCTGATGGTAATGTATATAAAAATAGATTAAAAATAGGTCTATCAGTTAAAGATATTAATCACCTAGAATTATTTAAACGTTTTTTAAAAAGCGATCATTCAGTGTCACTTTTTTATCCAAAAGTTAATGGTAAAATATATGAATCCTGTGAATTTTCTGTTAGGTCAGATAAATTAATATTCGATTTGTTACAATTGAATGTCACACCAAATAAATCAAAAACTTTAATTCCAGCCAACATTGATCCGCAGTATTTTAATTCATACATATTAGGAATAATAGATGGTGATGGTTGTTTTCATTTGAATAAAAAAGGTCAAATGACCTGTAATGTTACAGGGTCATTAGAAATAATAAATTTTATTATGAATACTCTTGTTAAAAATTGTAACATAACTAAAACAAAAATATTTGAAGCAAAACCTGGTATGAATGTTTATACATGTTATTTGGGGGGAAATAATAAGGTTAAAAAAATAGTATCTTTTTTGTACAAAGATTCACCCATCTTTTTAAAAAGAAAACATGATATCATAAAACACATGTTTAACGGATAATAATAATCATAAAACCCAACGAAAGTTGGGTTTTACTTCTTTAAGAAAGCAAATATGAATAAAATAGAATTGACTGAAAAAATTGAAGCTTCTTCTAAAAAACTAGAAGAATCAAAAAAAGAGCTAACAGAACTATACACTGATTTACTAAAACTTAATTATGAAAAAATAAAAGAAGTTATTAAGCCAATTGGAGATTTTCAACTTCATATGAGTTATAATTCCAATGATGAAGGTGGAATGGAGACTTATTATAACTTAACGTTAGATGGTTATGATGTAGAATATGATGATGATGATGATGATAGTTCTATTTTATATTCATGTTATGAAGACTTGGAAATGGAAGAGCCAACAAAAGATCAAGTAAAAGATTTTGATGCATTTCTTGAAACTTTTGATTCAATTCTAAATCATGAAGATATTTGTGGTATTGATATTATAAAAGAGTGTGGTATAGAAATTGTTGATGGAGATTATTAATTATGAATGTACAAGAAGAAAAAGAAAAAATCAAATCTTCGATTGAAAAATACAAAGCAGCTGAAAAAGAAATCAATCAATTGTATACTGAATTGTTAAAGTATCAATATGATAAAATCAAAGAAATAGATAAAGGTATTGGTGGTGTGACTCTTAACATTTCTCAAGAGTCTGATGACGAAGGTGGTGCAAATAAGTACTATAGTATACGTTTAAATGGAGATAGTTTTATCATTGATGAATTAGATAATTATTGTGAAGAATGTGAAATTGAAAAACCCACTGAGCAACAAAAAGAAGATTTTAAAGAGTTTTTAGAAATATTTAAATCCATGTTGCGTGAAAAATATCTTGATCTTGAAGGTATTGTATTTAAGGTTGGTATAAAAGAAAGTTATCCATATTAATATGTCAAAAGAATTAAAAGAAAAAATAAAAGAAAACTCAAAAGCATTTACGAAGTCAAAATCAGATCTTAGTGATTCTATATTAAACTTTTAAAATTTGAATATTCAAAAGTAAAAAAGTTACTATCATCCATTGGTAATCATTATATTCGAGAATCATACAATAGTACTGATGATGGTAATATGCAATATGATTATTGCTTGACTTTAGAAGAAAAAGATGGCAGTGTGGATATTTTGGATGATTTCACTCACAAAGATCCTGATTATGCCACATCTTTTGAGAAATTAAGCAAAGATGATTTGAAATTAATAGAAGGCTTTGTTAAAGTGTTTTATGATTTAATTTATGATTTGCAGAAAAATCATCTAAATGTAAAATCAATTATTAAAAAATCTGGTTTAGAATTTATTGGAGAGTTTGATGGAAAATATGACTGATATGGAAGACTTACAAGCAAAACTAAAACAAGCTTCAGAAGATTTTGAAAAATCAAAACATAACATTCTTGAATGTTATTCTGATTTATTGAAATCAAAATTATCCAAGGTAAAGGATTTTTTATTACCCACTGATTCTTTCACTGTAACTTGTTTTACAAGAAGTAATGATGAAGGTGGATCAACAACAACTTATGAGTTACATTTTAACGGCAATTGTGTGTCAGAAGGTTACTCTCTTGATGAAGAGGAACTTAAAAGATTCACTGAAGAACAGTTGAAAATTTTTGATGATTTTGTTTTTCTTTTTGATGATTTCATGTATCAAATAAAACAAAAAGATTTATCTTGTTATTCAGTTGTTTTGAAGTGTGGATTTAAAGTAAAGGAAACATGGGGATGAAAGAATTACAAACACTTATTGATATGTCTCAGTTATCTGGGACAGGTTCAGCAACTGAAAAACAAAAGCTACTTGCCAACTGCAAAACAAATACAATGCAATGGCTTCTACAAATAGCAACTAACCCATTTAAAACAACAAAGATTTCAAAATTAAGCATTCCAACTTCTTTATCCACAAGTGATGATGCATTTGATAAAATCCAAGAAAAAATCAATTATCTACTTACTGTAAAAGCAGCAAAAGATGAAGATCGTCATTTCTTAGAAAAGCAAGTAAGTTGTTTATCTTGTTCAGATGAGCAAAAAGAAATGCTTGTTAAAATTTTGACGAAAAACCTTAACATTGGTGTTGGAGTTTCTATTATCAACAAAGTTTTTGGCAAGAACTTTATTCCAGATTTGGAGTTGATGGCAGCGCAAGATGATATGACGCAAATTGATACTTCAAAAGTAAATTATGCTGAAATCAAATATGATGGTGTACGTGTTATTGCTGTTGAAGAAAAAGAAGGTGTAACTTTTTATACTAGAAATTTCAATATTCTTAATTCAGATTTGATGCCTTCTATTGAAAAAGAAGCTGCTGAATTTATTAAAAAGTTTAAAGAACAAAATAACATTTCACATCAAGTATTTATTGATGGTGAGTTAACAGACTTTAATCGCAAATCTGTAACAGGTAAAGTTAATCAAATTCTAAAAGGAAAAGCCAAATCAGCTTTAGATAGTGATTTGCTTTTCAATATATTTGATGTTGGAGATTTCTCTTGGATTGAAAAAGATATTACAGGGAATGTTCCATATACAAAACGTAGAGAACAAATTGTTTCTACATTTACTGACACTTCATTTAAGCATTTACTTCAAGCAGAAATGCATGTTGTTTCTTCTAAAACAGAAATTAATGATCTGTTCAACAAAGTGGTTGCCAAGGGCGGTGAAGGTCTTATCATTAAGACTGCCGAGCATCTTTACGAATGCAAACGCTCAAAGCATTGGATCAAGCTAAAAGAAGTAAATGACTGTGACTTGAAAATCATTGGTTATTTTGAAGGTGAAAATAAGCGAAAAGAAAATGGATGGATTGGTGGATTTATCTGTCAATCCGAAGATACAACATTAAATGTTAATGTTGGATCTGGTTTTACCGAAGATATGCTTATTCATTTTTCCAAAGACCCAGAATCATGGGTTGGAAAAGTAGCTAAGGTACAATATAACACAAAAATCCAAGATAAGCATGATGCATGGTCGTTATTCTTACCAGTGTTTTTGGAGATTAGGTTTGATAAAACTACAGCCAATTCATTAAAGGAAATAAAATGAATAAAGACATTAATAAATTAAAAGAAAAAGTAAATGAACTTTACAATGAGATGGTAAAAATCTCAAGTGACTTATTAGATAGTTACTATAAGGAATTTACGGAAATACCAACAATCAAAAAACATGGCATTGAGGTTTTTGTCTTTAAAAACTATGACTCGAATGATAATGGTGGATAAGATTTGTATCCACAACTTATTCTCATTAAAACAATTGATAAATCTGTATTGGAAATTCCACAAGACAAAAGCAAATTTGGTACGATAAAAGACAAACCTAATTTCATATCTACATCCTTTGAAGATCAATCATTATTAGATTTCATGACAGACAACCTAGCTATTAGTGAGGAACTTCCAAATGATGATATCGAAAATGGAGAGAAACTATTAACTAAAATAAGTAAGTTAATTGAGTTTTATTCTGCAGAGCCTTGGATTGAAGATACATTAGACAAAACAATTCTTCCATCTAAATATGATTTCAGCTGAAAGATTAATAAAATGAATAAAGAAATTAATGACCTAATTGATCAAAGTAATGAAATTTCTTGTAAAATTGTTAATATATCGAAAGGTATATTAAATGGTTTTTATAAAGAATTCAATGAAATACCAACTGCCAAGAAACATCAAATTAGCCTTCAGTTAATTTGTATGTATTCCCATGATGATGATGGTCATGAAAGTTTTACCCCCAATTTACACTTTCATAAAGCATATGAAACCACTGTAATTAAACAAAAAAAGAAGTAAAAACAATTGAATATGCTTCTGAGAATGTAACTGATATTTATGCTTTAGATTTTTTGGAAGAATGTGAGATTACAGATTTCCAATCGGAAGATGCACAAAAGATGGATGAATTGTTTGGAAAAATAATAGATTTCTTACAACATTATGCGAATGAGCCTTGGTTAGAAGATACTTGTACCGAATCGGATATTCCAAAGGAATATAAGCATGACTAATTTGAAATTAGATGAAGTAAAGAATTTACAAGAACAAATTGAAATACTTCAATCTAAAATTTACTCCATTAAAAAATCCGCACTTTCCGAATTATATGAAAAAGCAAAACCTTTTTTAGAAAAAGAAGGTATAAGTGTAAAATGTGAATCTATTAATCTTGGCGATGGATATCGAGATTATGATGTTTGCTTATTCAGTGATAGTGACTGTAGCGGTTATTATAAAATGAGATCTGATACGGAGTTGATTCATAATGAAGGTGATTACATTTGTGAATTAGATTCATTCCATCATTAAATGATAGTGAGAAAAATATTGTTAAAGAATTTTTGAAAATATTTTTTATTTTTTCGATGGATAATTATTTTGGCGAATACACCCTCCCTGTCGAAATTCGATATTTAGAATATTAAGGAACATAATATGAGTGATTTAAAAATAAATAAAATAGTAAAGTTACAGGGAAAAATCTCCGTTCTTCAAACAGAAGTTCATCAACTAAAAGAAGAAGTTCTTTTATCCTTATATGATAAGGCAAAAGATGCTTTAACTAAAGCAAATCTAACAGTTCATTGCGAAACGATGTGGGTTACCAGTGATCATGGAACCGGTTATAGATGCTATGATGTTTGTGTGGTACGAGAAGATGAAGATTCTTATAATTTTTATAAAATGGATTCAGAAAATGTTCTTATGGACACGGAAGATTGTTCAGAATTTAAACTAGATTCTTTCTTACCAGAAGATATGAAAGAAAAAGAAAAGAAAGTTATTCAAAAATTCTTGAAAACATTTTATACTTTTTGTACGGATGGCGATGGCGATTGCGATGAATATGAATTACCAGTAGAGGTTCGAGATGGAGAATACTGAAAAAAAACAAACAAAAGCACAACTCGCAAAAAAAGTTGATAAATTGTATGGTAAATATAATGATGCCTTAAATGCTTTAAATGAAGCTAAAAGGCAACACATTTCTTTACTATCTGAGGAAATTAAACAAACCTTTCCAGAAGTAAATGAATGGAGGATTTATACTGAAGGTGATGATGAGGGTGGTGTTAATATTTGTTGCTATTTAATTTATAATGGCGGCTCAATTGTAATTAATGAAGATATTAGACATGAGATGCAATATTACATTGATCCCAATAAAATAAAATTAACAAAAAAGCAAATTAAATTGCTTACTGATAATTTAGAGAAAATAGCAAAACATGTTGTGGATTGCGTTTCAATAAGTGAATACCGTCATTTGTTAGGTCTTTCATGTATTCCAGTTAAGGATAGCTACTGATGGAATCTTTTGAATTAAAACTAACTAAATATAAAGCACTTCAAGAAGAGCTTATTTATGATGTTGAGAAGATGTTTTATGATACTTGTAAATTAAAACTTCCAGAAAAATGCAATGTTGTATTTAATCTTCATCGCTCATATGATGATGAAGGTAGTTATTCGGATTGTATTTACATGGGCGTTTATTACAATGATAATTTTCCCGAAGATGTATGTTTGTTTGATATCGATTTATCAAATGTTGAAAAATACCATAAAGCAAATGAATATGTTAAAGATATCATTGGAGATATGGAATGTCAATTTGAAGATAATGAGTTGATTTTAAATAAATTAAAAGAATTTAA